CACTATGTATCCGATTGACGAACGCAGGTTGCCGGTCTGATCCTTCCAGCTCTCATCCGCTGTTCGGTCGCGGATGTACCTTACCGACTGGAGGCCGAGATAGTCGAGGTTCTTCAGAAAGTTCTCCACTATCCTCTGAGCACTGGCGTTCAGCGTGGCCATCATCTCGTTGAAGCCTTGGATTTTTACACCCATAACTTGGAGTTCAACTGCCCGCGATGGAATCCCCTCGCGCGGAAGTCCCCTATGCTCCTGCCGCATCTGTCGAATATCCTCACGACCTGTCCGTAGGAGATCTCCGGGCAGTCTGTGTCGAGATAGACGGTGTAGCTGTAAACGTAGTTCCTGTCCTCCCCGACCGGGACGGTGCTTGCCCTCCCGTTGGGCTCGTACCTGCAAGGGATCCTGCAGGACCAGCCCTCCGTGGACGGCGCATAGTCCCCGTTGCCGTCATAACTGCCCTCCGAGACTCTGAGCACGGAAAGGGAGTGGGGTCTGAACATCACGACAGGCATAGGCGGACGGTCAGTCTTCTATCGGTTCCACTGTGGGGTTCTGCTCGCGGATGAGAGGCTCGCCGTGCTTCCTGTAGATCGAGTTGGCGATGGCGATGAGGGTCGCCTTGTCCGACACCGAGATGCTCACGCCACCCTCCGAGACGTTCGGCTGGGTGACGAGCAGCCTGAGGCTGTCGGCGTAGGTCAACTCGTACTCCGGGGAGTTGGCCACCTCCTTCGTGAAAAGCTCGTTGAAGTCAAGCCCTCTCCTGACGGCCATCACCTCCGCCTGCGACTCCGCAAGCGGAAATGACACCGAAAGAAGCAATGCTGTCTTCACATCCATAAGCCAGAACCTTATGCTGTTTTAGGCGGCTCCGTTGCTCCAGGAGGTCTTCGCCGTGTTGATGAACGCGGTGGAGGCCCTGTTCTCCAGAACTACCTGCATATACGCCTCGGCGAGGGTCACCTCCTGCATAGGGTTGAGCTCGCTGTAGCGTGTCACCTTGTAGAACTTGGCGTACGCCTGAAGAGCCGGGCTGTTCTCGACGATAGGCACGGTCTTGTAGTACGTGTGGCCGAGCGTGAGGGACGGGGCCAGAGTGACCACGTTCTCAGCCCAAGGCTTCAACGGGGTCTCGACGCCGTCCTTGCCCTCGATGGACACCTCCGTGTCGATCACGACGATGGCCGGGAATCCCTTCGAGGTCATATAGCGGTTGATCCTGTCGAGGTCAACGCTGTCAGGGGTCACCATAACGGTCCCGGTCGCGAGGGCGGAGGCTGCTGACAGTCTGGCCAGCGTCTTATTCTGGGCGATCAGAAGGTCAAAAGCGGCCTGCTCCATGATGGCGAAGCGAGGGGTCGGCTTGTGAGCCTTCTTGATGATCTCCTTGGCCTTGATGATGTCTCCGATTCCGTCCGCCTCCTCTGCGTTGCTCCACGGCTTGGAGACTCCCATAAAGTTCTCCGCAGGGACGTTGAAGTTGATAACGTCGCTTGTGGCGTTGTCGCCGTCAACGATCTCATTGTAGTTCTGGACTCCGTGAGAGGCGATGTCGCACGCGTCAACCTCAACCTTCGCGTCCATACCGTCGTGGACGAAGGTCACGTCATCGTACACGATGTCGATGAGCTTCTTCTTCATATCGACATCGATGTCCGACTTGGCGGCCAGAGTCCTCAGGTCGTTGTAGTCATTGATGTCGTTCTCGTCCTTGCTGCGGGAGATGGCGATCTTGGCCAGAGTTCCGCTCCACTGGCCGATCTTCTTTCTGGTCTTCACCGGCGCCTTCACGTTGAACGCGATTCGGTCTGCCGAGATCGGCAGGCCCTCGTTGCCCGAAAGGGACTTGAAGTCCATCTTCGGGGTGTACCTCAACGGGAAGAAGGTCGGCCACACCATATTCAAGCCTACCTTGTAGGAGGTGACCTCCGCCTGGAGATCGACCTGGCTCAAATCCATAATTGGCTTTTCCATGATTTCTGGTTGGTTTGGTTACAGATACTAAATCTTGTCGATGCTCTTCATCAGGGCTACCACCTCGTCGGCGACAGGAGCGGTCTCCTTCCTGATGTTGGCACCGTTCACGAGTTTAACGAGCTCGTCCCCGGAGTTCGCCTCGACGAACTCACCGAGCAGGTACTTCGGAGCGTGTACCGGAGCCGCCGCGTCAGCGCTTGCCGATGCAGCCTGATAGAGGATGTCCCCCTTGCTCACGGCCACCGTAAGCTTCACGGTCACTGTGTCGAAGTCCTTGCTTGTGGTTGTGTCAACGGCTGTGCAGGCCACGCCCACCTTGCCCTTGGCGATGACATCTCCCTTTACGATGCCTGAATTCTTGGCGATCTTGATGGAGGAGGCGCTTTCCGACGCATCCTCAACGACCTTGTAGGCCTTGATGACGTTGCCGTCAGCAGAGACCGCCATGCCTGGATAAAGGTCGAACGGGCTGTTCTTCACAAGCCCGCCTCCAACCTTCTCGGCGAAAATCTGGTCAAAGACTATCGGGGCGTTCTTCCCCGGGTCCGTGACGCTGAATCTTTTGGTCTTGTCCATGGTCAATTGGATTTTTAGTTAATCTTTGCCTCCGGGCCGTCAGTTCTGCGCAGGAAGACCCTTGATCGGAGACGTTTCCTGAATCTTGCCCCTCTCCGCTATTCTGTCAAGGATGGCCTGGCTCGGCTTGTCCTGCGCCGGGGCTCCTCCGCCCGGAGGCGTGACCTCCTTCTGCGTCTGGATGTTCTTCGCCTGAACCAGCTTATTCCAGCCGTCACTGACCTTGGTCACAAAGCTGTTGACATCCTCCTCGCTCTCGAACTGCCTTCCCTCAAGCATCAGCCCGTAGTAGTTCTCGTCAACATCCTTGAGCGCCGCCAGCGCCTTGGATCTGTAGCCCTCGTTGGCCCTCTCCCTGCTCATCCTTTCGATCTGCTCCTTCAGTTCCTTGGCTTCCTTGTCCTTCTCGGACTGGTAAGCCTTGAACCAGGCAGGCATCTCGCCGTCTTGATCCTTCTTGTTATTAGGATCGTCAGGTTTTGCCGCAGGCGTAGTCTGGGCCGGAGGTGTAGCGGTGGGGGTTGGGTGGTCTTTCTCAAACTGCGTCTTCATACGCGTGAAACTGCGCTGGGCCGCGTTCTGGGACAAACCGAGAATGGGAACGAACTGGTCGATCGCCTTGTCGATCATTTCGTCGGTGGCTTCTGGAGCGAGACTTCCGGCGATGCACTCGGCGGCAGTCCTAAGCTCATCATCGTTGAATCCGAACGAAACCGCTTTCGGCTTCAACCTCTCAAAGACCTTTGTCTTCATAAACTGTTGCTTTATTTGGTTAACAAATATCCGGAGCCTCCTTGGCCATCAAGGCGGCTCCGGCTCAGTAAGTAAATGAAGTTGTGAGACAACACCTTTGAGGCCAGATGGCTCAACGGCAAAGATAAGAAAAACCGTTGCATATTACAACGGTTTGCTAAAAAATCAGGGAAAAAAAACTTCCCGGCTATTACCTGACGATCTCTGCGCTGTGTGCGACGACCTCGTAGGTGTATCTTTCCTCTCCGTCAGCCGAGACATATCTCTGCCTCCTCACACGCCCAATGACGTGGAGAATGTCACCTTTCCTGACGCTTCCGAGCTCCTCCTTGATGTTCTCCTGCCAGACAGAGATGTCGTGCCAAGTAGTTTCGATGGTCTTCGCGCCGTCCGTAGACTCGAACATCCTGTTAGTGGCGATGGAAATCCTGGCGGTCTTCGAGTTGCCTACCTCATAGACCCTGATGTTGCCGATTCTTCCCTGTAACTCTATTCTGTTCAATTCTTCCATATTCTTACTTCTTGCTGTTTTTCCTCTGATCCTCCGCTTTCCCTGAACTTCCGAACTCAACATTCACATGACCGTCCTGCAAAAGGCCATAGTAGGCAAGGAACCCATCCACATACTCGGCGTCCAGCTCCTTCGGAGAATCGAACACCAAAGACCTTGACGTTAGACCTCCGCAGTGATAGACCACCGTATACTCCTCCTTGCCTATATTGATGCGTACAGCAGACCACCAGTCCACAGCCTCATCAGGATCGTTCGCACCCTCCGGGATATACGCTGCGAAACAAAGCTCCTTGCCGAGCGTCAACTCCTTTACAAGCCTTGTGAACTCCTCAACGGAGACTTTCTTCATTATCGAATCACTCATATTCTTAATCTCTATAAAAAAACCTTATCTTTACTGTATCCACATCCACGATATCGAGTTCCATCCGCAACTCTTCCAGCGCGAACTTCTCGAACTCGCGAAGCTCATCGAAGAGTTCCTCGATGGCCTTGCCCTTGTCAGCGTTGTTCCTGTTGCGGAACACTGTCGCGTGCGCGTCAGTCTCCGCCTCCCAGAGGGTCTCCCCATAGAAGAAAGCCCAACTCTTCCCGTCCTCGCTGCGCACGCAGTCGAAGCAGTCCTCAACCCATTCGGGAACGGCGTTCTTGCCGTCAAAATCCGCATAAGTCCTCATAATAATCCTCCCTTAACTGATGAACAACCAACTGTTACCTGTCTCGAAACAGAGTTCTGATTTCTTGCTGACGTAGCCGTAGGCTTTCAGTACATCGAACGCCTTGCGTGCCTTGTCTGTCTCTCCAGAAAGAATGACGTTGCAGGACTCGTCTGTCTTGACCTCGCATCCGAGAACCGACGCGATTCTGTTGAGTGAGGAAGCCCTCCTCACGATTCTTGCCTTGCCTGAAAGGCTGATGCTTGCTTTGCTCATAACTTACTTACTTTTTTATGATGTTGAATATTTCAAAATAACGTCGGCTCATTGTCAGCCTTGCTGACTGTCTCGGGTTGTTCTTGTACCGCCGAATGCTTTTCCTGGTCAAACTCTTCGACCACCAGTCCGGACTCCCTTGTCAACCAGTCTGCCAGCAGATGCCTGTGGCAGAAATCACCCGGCTTCTCGTAACAGAGCAGAGCCGCATCCTTCCCGCCAGACAGCCGCTCTATCTCATAGACAACCTCCTCGACCCTGAGTTTTCCCAAGATCTCCTTGTTGTACAGTTCAACATACCGGTCTTGGGTGATGTCACCCTTGACCATATAGCCCGTTGGAGCCACTGATTTCATCGACTTGCCGGAATACCATCTTGGCAACCAGAGGGCTATGCCAATCGGGACGATGCCTGATCTTTGCAACAGGGCTGTCCTACCGAAATACGAAGTGAAAATTCTCATAACTTTGATATCCTATTAAACCAATCTTCCGCTTATTCCCATCAATTCGGCAATGATGCCAGCCTTGACCACTCCGCCTTGTCTGTGTGCTTTCCTTGCGTTGAACTTCCATACAGGAAGGGTGCCGAACGCAACCCGTTCAAGACCGGAGTCCCAAGCCTCCATTCCACGGAACATCTGGCTTTGCTTCCAGTCAAGGGTGATATTTTTTGAACCTACCATAAACTCACTTCTCCCAGAACGGATGTCAAGGTCCAGGAACTTGATCGTTGCGCTTGCGAATCTTTCGTGCCTCATAGCCTTGCTGATTACTTACTCTGTTCATCTCTGTTCCACCAACGAATATTCTTATTAGGGTCGTGACCGTTGGCCAAAGCGACTTTGTAAGCATCCTCGATAGACTCGCACTCTGTGTCAATTGTGACAAGCTCAACAGAAAATGAATCTGACCATCCCTTGCGAATACGCTTTCCAAACTGAATTGTTATCATAACTCACTACTTTTAGTTGTTTTTTTTGGTATTGTAAATCTAATGAAAAAAATTGGATATACCAAATTTAATCAGCTTATTTCTAATAAATTACGAAAGGTTTTCTGTATCTGCACGAGAAGAAAGATGGCATGAAAAACCGGACGCATCTCACGACGGATCCGGTACCAACTCTAACAACAAAAAAGTGTAAGCCCTCCAGAACGGAGGGGAATAGCGGCTAACCGACCGCTATCTTTTTATGTGTGAACTCTGTAAAGGTCCCCACACGTTTCCGCAATCCGCAATCAATTTAGCCATAATTAGTTATAAAATCAGCTCTCATTCTTACTTCACAGGAGTAGAGCCACTCGACCTGGTCTCTTCCGTAGCCGAGACCTCCCTTGTCCTGATCCCCTGTGACATATTCAGAGACGTCATCGTTCCATTTCCTCTCAATCTCGTCGTTATCGACCTGTAAGATCCTGACCTCGCTGCTCTCGTAGTCGAGAATCACAAGCGTGTACTTGTTCATCTTACTTGAATTATCCCGTTCACCATTTTCGCACAAGATAGCCTGCACAGATCGTCCACCTCTTGCAGCCATGAAGGAACTTTCTTTCTATGTCCCTTTAACGCCTTAGCCCAAGTTGATGAACTTATAGTACCAGACTTCAAAAGAGGAGACCTGAAAACTTGATTGAACTCTGTTCGGCTGATGCCGAAAGCAGTACAGAACACGGCAACCTCAGATGCCCGAATACAATTATCGTACATAGGCATAGAAAAGAAAGGGCTGCCTCCTATCAGAAGAAGCTTAATGTCGTCATCAGGGGCATTCAAACCAGTGCGCTGCAACAATCCAACTAACTTTTGAAGACTGGAGCATCCTAAGATATGAGCCAACCGAACCCTTCGATCCTTACGAAAGCCAGATACAGCGCATAGCATATCCTCTTTACCAACATCGGCTTTTGACTGGCACAAATTGTCAACCGCTGATATTAAATTCCTGTTGGCCAACAATAGGGAAGTGCTTGGAGAATGTCCATTTTTTGCGGAACGAATACTCCACCCAAGAGTGCCGGAAACCTCACTAAGGTGATACAAAAATTTCTTCTTTCCCATTTTTATCCTCCACATTACAACATATCCGCTTCCGAAAGTTCGCAGAACTCAAGCACCTGGAATCTGTCTCTCCAAACCAACTCGTAGTAACCCTTGCCGAAGTCAAACTTCTGCAGGAGCCTCAAAGCCTCCTCCTTTGAGCAAGGTTCGGTTCTTCCTCCTTTCCAGGCCCAGCCAAACCTCTTGATGCAGTGCCCTCCGTTCTCAATGAAGGCGAGGGCTGCCTCCTTTGTGCGTTCTCTTTCCATAACTTACTAAATATTAAATAAAGTGCTTAATTCTATTGACCGAAATTTTGGCTCCATTGCTCTTTCCTGATTAAACTTCTTCATCATATAAAACATCCCATGAGCCTCATAACAACAATCCACGTTCGACAGATCAGACCCGACAATTATGGTTGTGCCATCCTTCGATATTCTAGTCGGGAGAGAAAGAGCGTCCTTAAATCTGAATCTCCCTGCAACTGTAAGGCCTATGCCGGTATATACAAGATCCTCGGCCCCAGAACGAGGAATGTGGACAAGATAATCAATACCCTGAACCCTTGATTTCTCCAAGACTTCAAGCAATGTGAAAGGCTCCTCCGCATAATACGGCCGGACTATCAGCGTGTCCTTGCCATCCCATCCGACTTCAAGACGAAATTCGTCCAAACTATCAGACAGTCTCTGCAATCTGTCCATCATACACGTGATGTCACATTTCATCATGTAGTCCCTGTTGACCAGCCTCAACTCGTGGCGCGAGTTCTCGAACAATGTCGCCTCCCAGAGACGGCCGTCGGAGTAGAATGCCCAGTATTTACCCATACTTCCGAAAGAGGTGGAACAGTTTCCCTCCGCCAATTCCTCTGACACCCAGTCAGTGGCGACGTTCTTCTCGTCGAACAAAGTGTAGCTTCTCATACGCCCATCGGATTACCGTAATACCTCTTAGCCTCCTCGAAGGGCAGCGGATTGAACACCGCCTTGCTGTTCGGGTTCGGCCTCCATGTCGTGATTGTGTCACCGTCATTGCTGACGTAGCACTGCACCATAGAACCATTGCTCATGGCGAAGAGCGGCTTCGCCCCGTCCGGCAGGTCGTCCATTGTCCAGAAAAGACGGTCAGTGATGTTCTGCTTTCCCCGTCTGGAGATCACCCCGTTCCAGGCCTGCCCGAGCTTCTCATATCCGAAGCCCACATACTCCGCCCAAGCCTTGAAAGCCTTCACGGAGCAAAATGTCGCAAGGGTGGAAAATCCGGGGCCAGTGATGGACACCCTTGGTTCAGACCGGAGCTTGCTCGTCCTGAACAGCACGGTGGTCTCCGGTTGCTGCTTCTCATAAGGGACTATCCATCTCTGGACAAGCACTGGGAAATAGATCCCCTGATCCGCACCGGCTCCGTTGCGTCCCCAAGTCCAATATGTCGCCACACCGTTACCATTCCTCACGAAGTTGGATTTGTGGATGCTGTGCCACACCCCGCCGGACACACTGAACGATTTGCCGAACGTGAACGCGCTCCACCGCTCGCAGACCTCGCACACGCCGTTCTTGTCTATTGAGCAGACAAGGGCGTTCTTGTAAACCCTGTACCCGTCGGAGATCTCAACGAGGTCGCCTGGGTGAACATCCCCGTCCATAGGATAATTGTTCTGGAGGCGTTCCTCTACCTCACAGGCGATGTCGTAGTTTTCCTGCCATTCCTCCTCTTTGTGGCCGAGGCCGTACTTTGGGTCCCATCCGGCGTTCTGCTTTATGAACTGCTCTATTCCTATCTTCATAACTTACTATCTTTTTGCTCTTGCTACTTGTCAAAAACTCCGGGCTCCATTATCTCATAGACCTTGCAGCAGACAGCTATGAGGCCTATACACATAGACTTGACTGCAATAATGGCCACTGATTCCGATACTCCTACGGTGTTTCTTGCGAAGTCGTTGAACTCCGCCGTAGGCTCTCCGACAAGAACGAGTAACGATAACGTTCCGACCAATACCAAGGCGCACTTGGCGATTACTTTGATTGACTTCTTCATGCTGATCTTACTTACTTTCTTTAGTTTTTTTTGACTTACTTATTGAGCGGAGCAGCGCAGCTGTCCGCAAAAGAATAGAACTGGCCATCCGTCAATATAATATGGTCCAGAAGATTGATGTCTAACGTGTTCAGAGCCTTGCGGAGCGAATCCGTTTGTTTCAGGTCACTAGGCCCTGGATATGGACTACCACTCGGGTGGTTGTGGCATAGAATAACTCCAGTGGCATTGAGATCAAGGGCTGCCTTCAATATAAGACGATTGTCAAGAGAGCATTCACTAACTCCTCCCTCGGCTACTTTAATGTACCCAACGGGTCTGTTGATCCTGTTGAGCAGGAGGGCGAAGCAGTACTCCTTCGCCTGAATCACGCTGTCGGTGGCCTCGTATATCTTATATAAGACTTCGGCTGCCGCCGTGGGGACATTACACCGGGAATCCCCGACGGGAACATCGAACCCCTGCTTTTTCTCATATCGCAGGGTGAAAGCGGAGACTACCCGCCGTTTTTCTGAAACTATGCTCATAACTCAGTTACTTTTAGTTGTTTTTTTGGTATGGTAAAGTTAGCGAAAATAATTGATTATGCCAAATTTAATCGGCTTATTTTCACTGAATTGCATAAGATCTTGCGTTTCTGAAAGACACGAAAAAACAGCTCTCATGGAGCTGTCTGCATAGTCGTCAACCCAGAATGTCCGAGCCGTCATCCCATCGTTGGAACATAGGGTCGTTCTCGATGGCCTCTATCTCCTCCTTGGTGTGAGTTCGCTCGAATTCCTTTCTCTTCCTTTCGTGGGCCCTCTGTGAAGCCTCCCACATCTCCTCGAACTCCTCATCCGTGGGCATTCTTGTTATCCTCTGTCTCATAACTCCTGTAAAGTGAAATAGTAGATGTCGTCCTCCTTGTCAACTGAAACAAACTTGAAGCGACTTCCTTTGTCAAAGATCACTTCTTGTTGATTTTCAGTTGTAAAGATACCATTAAATTGTGAGATATCCGATATGTCCCTCCCGTTTTTTGATAAAATTTCGATGTGGCAGACTGTTTCGTTGCTTTTGGTCTTTATCTTGTCCTCAAATGTCCCAAAGGCCTCCGACTGAACCTTTGATGCCGATGTGAATCCATCGAATGTCTTGCTTCCGCCAGATATGGCGCAATCCAGCCAATCCTTAAGGTTTTTCTTGTTCAGCTTGATAGACCGATAGACAGATCCATCATAGACGCTTACTTTCGAGATTCCTTCTGACAATAGTTCGGAGAACGCAACGTTGAAATCAGACACTGATCCGGATCGCAGTTGCTTGTTCAAAGACCGGAATGCGCTGATATCTCCTCTTGTGTAGTGATATATCGCAGCCAGTTCCGTGTTGGGGATAGTGTCCTTGTATCTCTCTTGCAAATACTCCCCGAGGGCCTTACGCATCGATTCCCTGACCCTTCCAGCACGGGTGAACTTCCTTTCAGCCGCACTGTATATATCGACATCAAACTTCCCAACGTAGCTCTGATTATCCTTGATGAAATACGGAAGGGAACTCCACCCTTTTGCACGTTCCCTGTTTCCCTCTATCCACTCCCTGAATCCATTCGGCACATCCCCGACATAGTTGACTGAGGTAGTACTGTCGAAATCCTCACCCTCAACAAAAGCATCCCCGTATTTGTCCATCTCCTCTTCCGTGAACGTGATCGGAACCATATAGCACCGGCAGTTTGGATGCCAGCCGCTCCACTTGAAGTCCTTCGGGTATCTCCCTGCCAACGCCTCGCAGACAGGGCAGTCATACGGATGCGTGCTCCGCTTGATCTCGAACCCAACGACATAAGGCTTTTCCTGATAGCCCTCCCATTCGGCACTCCTGTACGCCATATTCGTCTCCGTCCTCGCAAGGCGCAGGGCGTTCCTGTAACTGCTCCTGTAAGTCCCAGATCCAGGATGGTAGGCCTTTGCGTTCTTGGATAGCCTCAGAACACCGTTCTTGTCCCTGACCCTGCGGAATAACTTGTCCGGCTCTTTCAGCAGGGACTTCATACTGGACGCTATCTTGGCGGCACTCACTCCCTCCGCAATGGATCTCGCCAACTCGACCTCGACCTTCTGATGGTTGGCCAGATCCCACACCTTTGTCGAAAGGGTCTGCCCGTTTCCGATCTTGCGCTTTTGGAATGCCTTCAAGGCTGACTCGTGGTTGTTGAAATACCTCCCCACCGCCTTGTCCGTCAAATCCCCGACAGAATCGATTCCGGCCTTGTCAAGGACATATTCCACAGTGCCGTCCGCGGTCGTGTTGCCCTGAGCCCATTCGGCGGTCGTGCCACGCAGCACCGTCTGCTCGATGCCCGTGGCTAGATTGGTGACGACCTCGTTGACCTCCTTCTTCAACTCAGGGTAATCGGAGAAATAGAACTGACCTTCACCGTCAAACTTGGACTCTGAGGCCAGATCGACAAGTCCGGACACGGCCTTCGAGTACAGGGATTTCAACCTCGCAAGATACCTCTCAACCCTTGCGAGGTGCTTCGCCAGCAATTTCCTGTACTCGTCAAGCCTCCCCATACATCACTATTCTGCTCCTGTGAAGACATCCTCCATCCGCTGGGCCTCGGCCTCCTCCCTCTTCTCCTTCATAATCTCCTCATATTCGGCATCCGCGTCCACGGCAAGTCCGGCCCGCTTGATGGCCGTCTTCTGCGACACAAGGACACCCGAGGCCTTGGAGAAGTTCGTTATGTCCGCCGCCGTGTCATTCTGGATGAACGGCGTTATGAGCTGCTCGCATCTGGTGGTGTGCTGATACTGCTTCCATTCAGGCTTGACCGTGACAAGCAAAGCCTTGATCACCTCGAACTCCCGGTCAAGGAACCAGACGATCTCATGCTTCTCCTCTCCGACTTTCAGATGCGGCTCTGTCAGCAGCGTCTTTCTCGCCTCCCCGCTCTGCGCGCCGAGGCTCTTGAGGTTCTCCATAGTCATGTCCGCCTGCTGCGTGGTCTCGTCATCAATCTGCTTCAACATCTGGATGTGAGCCTTGGCATCAGTTGTGGTAAGCGCAGGGCTGATGAGACCGATGTCTCCGCCATCCTTCATCTTGTACACCTGCCTTGCCGTATCGCCGACAGGGAGTGTGTCGCCGCCAGCCAGCTCTCCGATGATTTTCAGTATCGGCGACGAGTTCTTCCTTATGTTGTCCGAGTTGCGGCTAAGCGTGAACTCGATGTCGTCACGGTTGGACGATATGCCGTCGAACACAGGAATCGGCCTCTGGATATAGACGGCAGGAATCTTGCCCGCTATGTTAGGCCTGACCTCTGATGTCCACCCTCCGGCCTCCTGCCGGAAGAAGTAGGCGTTCTTCGCAGTATAGGAGTTGAAGTGGCTGACGTTCTCCTGATCTACGTACGCCACGCTGAGAGCGACAAGGTCATCATCCTCGTTGAAATACGGGTAGATGGAGGCCTGGGCTATCTTCGAGAATCTCCTCGGCATAGGAGAGAAGCTCCTGCATCGTATCTTGACGTTGGAGTCAAACCCGTACTTGTTCACCACTTCGTCTCCTTCCGCTATGTACCAGAAGGTCATCATCTCACAGGCGGCGAAATACGCATACATCCTGTTCATATTTACGCCATCGATCCTGACGTTCTTATAGACAGCCTCTATCGCGTCTTGGAACGCCTTCTCGACATCGTTGGCCGCCTGACTGTAAACCCTCTTCACGGGAATGGAGAAGGCCATTTGCGTCATTCGTCTGGTGGCTATCTGCTCAGCCGCATACGTCAGCTTGGCCGGACGTTCTTTCCGTCCGCCCTTGATCTTCTCCTTCGGGCGCAGCATCGGGTCGGCCACGATATCATGCTTCCTCGTGTCGAAATCCTTGGATATGACATCCCAAGACGGACAGTCCTTCTTCTGGCCGCTGAGGGCCGATATGATCTGCTCCGGAGTGTTGCCCGGAGCGAATATCTCTTCAAGGCTCTTCATAAAACAATGTTCTATCTCTATCCGCAAATATAGTGAAAACGTTTCATTATGAAACGCTTTTGATTACAGAAAATCAGCCAGAATCTCTTCATCTGACAACCCCGACTCCTTGTGGACTGGGTAAAATGAGTTGGCTGCAGCATCTAGCCTGTCCGGGCTTCTTCCTATCCTTCTCTTTAACTCATCCTTAGGCTCAATTAAGATGCTTCCGTTGGACTGGAAAAGCCACTTAACGCTTGTCGCCTCCTCTGTCAAAGCGTCATCTGGAGGAAGTGCAGCGTCGAATCCGTTCTTAGGGTTGAGCCAGTCCCTGAACGACCAATAAAGAAAGGCCTTCATATTGGAGAAACGGTGCTGCCCGGTAATGTCCGAATTCTTTCCAGCTCCCTCGCTGAACTTGCAGGAGGTGGCCCCCTTGACACCGAGTTCCACCAGGCGGGAATAGACACCCGCGCCCTCGCCGATAGTATCGATGAAGGCTCTTGCATCCGATGTACGGCATTTACGGAGTTCGTTGACAACCATACCGGCAACCCTCATATGGTCGGCGTGACCTGCTGACTGATGTCCAATAAGCCTGTGCATAAAGTTCCCGTATCTGGGAGCGAGATAACTGCTGTCGCGGCCCATACCTGCAACATCGACCCCAAGGCGCAGATCCTCATCAGGGATGTAGCCCTCCCCGAACTCCTCGATTATGGCCTCCCATCTCTTGTTGGCCAACGCTATCCACTCATATGGGACAAGACAGTCCTCAGACACTCTTGGGAACATACCTAACACCTTAACCCTGAAAAGATCATTTGGCCTATAAATGCCGCCCTCGAAACGGAAGTCCCCCTCACCCTCGTCCATATCGGATTCCTGAATAGGGGAGCACCAGTCCTCGACCCTCGACTTAACCCAAGGATAATCCACCTGCCCCGGAATGACAACTTTCCTCGACACGACATTCTCCGCATGAAGGGAGTTTAGTCTGAACTTGGCGAATTGCGGAGAGGACATAGATCTTGCAGCGAAGCCTACTGTGGTGTTAGGGTTCCATACTAGCAGCAAGCGAGAGTTGCCTTGCAAGTTTCCTTCTATAGCGTTGAACACGGTGTCGGATATACCTGAGGCTTCGGTTACCGCGAACATGGTGTTTACGGCGTGGAATCCTGACCATGCCTCCATATTGTCGTCTCCGGCCTTGAATCCGGTCAGGAACCATTCCGAGTAACCAGTGCTTATATACTGCGATGTTACCCTGCCTGGGAGACATCCGGAGGCCCTATAAAAAAGTCTCTGGATCTCCGGCATCATAATGTTCTGCACCTGACGTCCTGTCGGGGCGGTCATGGCCACCTTAGTGTTCTTTATAAGTACTCCTTCGCTGTTGAATCGAGGAGTCAAATACAGAAAACACATACAAGCCACAGCCGACACGTAGTCCTTGCCTCTTGCAGTCCCCGATGCCACTGTCGTTTTCGGATTGGTCTGAACCGAATGAAGGATGTCCTCCTGTTCTGAGTCAAGACGAGATTTGAGCACGTCCCTTGCGAAACGCGCCCAGTCCTTTCTCCAGGCTAACATGTATCTCAGCGACTTGTCATCCATGCTTAATAGACACTTCTATGGCTCAACATCGTCCGGAAGAGCCTTCATCAACTCCTCGAACGGGCTTATCGTCACTTTGTTATCAATCTGCTCAACATACCCTCGCTTCTTTCCCTTGGTCTTCAGGAAGAATATCAACGATGTCACGTCACCGTCCTGTATGTTCTGGACAAGTTTGCTCTCTGCGAAGTCAAGAAGAGACTCGTCAACCTCGTCAAGCAATGCCTCAAGCTTGGGGTACTTATTTTTCCACTTATAGAATGCTGTACGCGAAACATTAAGCGCGCTACATGTAGCCGACACGTTGGCCGCCTTCTTCTCGTAAGTCTTGGCTATGGTCTTGAATGATGGCCTTTTCATACTCAATCATATTTAAGTCGCAGAAGATATAACGGCATTGATGGCGTCCCTGTACGACATATTCCTCGCAAGAAGTAGACTCTTGGGGAAATGAGCCAACGGGCCGAGCCCAGGCATCAGATTCACATCAATCAGATAATAACGTCCTGACTTGTCTCCGCGGAAGTCTATCCTTGCGCAATGCTTAATCTTCATCAACGAGAATACGGTACGTGCTATGTGTTCAACTTCGCTGTCATTAATTGGGTAACAATACTCTTCTATGTTCAGCTTGCCGTCGAATGTCTGGATTCCTCCAGCAGAACCGTTGCATTCAATGCCGATGGCGACCGTTTGCACTGATCCTTCATCCTGCCAGCAGGACACCGTGCAGTCAAATCCATCAACAAACTCTTCAATAACTGCATCCTGACCAAAATCCTCTGAAATCATCGCAATCTGCCTTGCAACGTCTTTCTTGGATCTGCAAACGCTGAGGTCTGATATGCCCTTGCTGTCGCTTCCGAAACGAGGCTTGACAAAATACGTGCCCCCATCCACAATATCATTTATCCCGAATTGGCGAGGTACACGAATGCCCCGATCCGACAGGTAACCCGAAAGAGAAGCCTTGTCTTCGGCCAATTCATATGCCCACTGGTCTTCGAGTGTAGATCTGACCATTTTGGAGCGTATGGTTTTCCACAGTCTCCTGTTGGCGGTCCTTACCAGAACCATGTCATCTTTTGACACGAAATCCAAACGGTCATCCTCATCGACAACAGCAAGTCTGATATTCTCCTTGCCAATAACCTCCTGATAAAACCTGAATATCGGAGTGGTGCCGTCCTGCATCTCCGGAGTATGGACTATCGACCAGATCATGATTCCTCCACTTTAATTTCCTCCAGACGCTCGCATGCTAATTCCAATAGTTTCGAGAACGTGATACTTGGAGACTTGATTTCAAAATGTTCGCCAATCTCCGCCTGGAGTCTAAGCATGATATCCTCGTTTTCATCCCCGCTCGCCAGTATAAGAGCATCGCTTTTCTTCGCCTGCTCCCTGATGTCGCCAAACAGAGCGTCAATGCTCGTATAGGACTTGGGGTATAACACAACCGAGAAAACAAATGTCTCCTTCATCATTGAGATGTCTATCCCCTCCGAACTCACCGGCTCTATCTCATCTATGTTGACATGAGCGAACTTCTTGAAATCGACAGACTGAATCTGCTCGAACAACTTTTTCAGAATGTTCTGGTTATCCTGACCGTGCAGAGAGTTGTGCGACAACTGTATTGCTATGATCTCATCCTTGCTCAGCTCGCTTTCATCACACCACAAGATGCCTACCGTGCGGTAACGCAACTTCTTGCACGCTCTAAGCCTGTGATGTCCGCTTATCATCACGAACCTCCCATCCGGCTTTCGGTAGCAACACGGGACACTGCTCATACCCGACTTACCTATATTGTCGCAAAGGGTCATGAAGTCCTCGTTCGACATCTCATTGGCGTTCATGTCCGCCTCGTCAATGAGGCCAATGTCCACCTTGTCGTATTTCCATCTATTTTCCGTTTCCATTCTTGATCATCTTTTGGTATTTGGCTAAAATATCATCATATGTCTCATAAACTCCCAATCTTCCCTCGTAGGCGAGATAAGACGATGTGCATTTGTCGTCCACTTTCTTATAGACTCCTCTGTATTTCATGCTTACTGGCTTATGAGTATAGGCCAGACTCAACACGTTTTTGCATAGTTTTTTCATCTTCCTGCTGAGCACTCTTTGGACAGCCCTTGTCTGTATGCACAGAAGGATAAACTTTGCAAGCCTAGGGACAGCGTTGTTCGTGCTGAAATCAGTCAACTGAAACAGGTCGAAACCTTTATGCTGAGGAAGATCAAAACCGAACCCGCCTAGCGTATATCTGCCATACGAGACGATGAATGGGAAAGCGCACGCCGAACACTGGTCAACTTTCTTGATAAACTTTCTCTGCAACACTTTCAGTTGGCCAGATTCCACCAATTCGATTTTCAGCAACCTGGGATTGTCGATTTTCAGATCATCTGGGGGGATGATCTCACATAACTCAGTGCTGGATGAGCTATAAGACAGGGATGCCTTGCTTTCGCGAACCTCTTTGTTGCAATAAAGAAAACGTCCTGCCGAACGTCTTTCTCCGGAAGAGGAGTCCCAAACGGCTATCTTGTGCATGTTCCTAAGGAACGGGCTGTTGCTTATGTAATAGAAACAACAGTCATTCGGAAGGCTCTCCATTAACTCATAGTAGCTATTCCTCTTGACATCGAAGTCAAGGAACAAGTCGCTGTTCTCGCTTATGAGCTTGAACACCCTCTTCTGTTTTTTGTCCCTTCCGTAGTTGAAGAACACGGCCTTCTCGTTTGCTACGGCGTCCTGCAATGTACCTATGTGGTAGTCACAGGTGGTCAGCATTGTAATGAGCCTATCACATGACTTCTCTGTCTTTTCTATAGACTCCCTCGCTCTGATCTTTAAGGAATCGATGATAGTTTCATTCCTTTCAGAATCACTCATGTTGAACTTCTGGAGTTTGCTGACATACAAAGCGATGGCCACCTGCCGCTGAGGAGTCGAATTGTTGAAGTCCTCCAGCCATTCTAACTTCCCACTATACTTCAACGAGGTCTTTCCGTTCGCAATCATATATAGCAGATGCATATACGGATCCTGACAGTATATCGACAACTCCACCTTGTCCTGGAAGAACAACTCATAATAGTACATAAAGCCGTTCACTATACAAAGCCTCTTGTGTCCATGAGCCCTGACAGCGTCCCATAACGCCGATGCGTATCTTGAATTGTACGGCATCGGCTTTGTGCAAAATGTCTCGATGGCACTGTAAGGGTTTCCCTGATAGATGAGAGGGCATAGTTCAGGAGGACACTTGTATTTCAGCCCTGTGGCTTTCAGAAACTCATCATATGATGATATAGAGTTGAAATCATCCAGTTCGTGCGCGACGGCATAGTAGAAGAACCTGTAAACAGAGAAAACGCAGTTCATTGCCTGGTAGAAGTCATCTGTGCCGTGGAAGCATCTGAACTCGATCGTCTTCGTCTTGAAGTATGCCGAAATATTGACGGCGTGTCTTATGAACCCCTTCTTAGACTGGTTTGTAAAAACCTCCTTGATCTCGTCGAGCGTGCTTGCGTTGAGCACACCATAATAATACTTTTCGGTAGGCAGAGGCTGGCAATTGAAAGCCAATTCATCCCAATCAGACAGACCGGTGTATCTCTTGAAATAAGGATAGCATACGTAGAATAACAGAAACACTTTCTTCAACTGCCCGACATCAAGGTCTCCGGCGTACAGATGGACGTGCGTGTATGTACTCCACTTTATTCTGCCTCCTGCCGCCGACATAGAGTTATAGGTGTCTTTCAAGTTGTGCAGATCCTGCATCGAGAACAGCCGGAGCGGGGGAGTGTTGACCTCTCCTCCGAACTTCTTGTTACACGAGCCGTCAGTGTTGACTATCTCCTCATCCTTGCTCCACGAATATCCTGATGGAAGCGTGACCTTGTTCCTGTCAAGATCGCACATCTCTATCTCGATACCGAAGGTCCTGGATCTTATGTCTTCTTTCGTATCCATGATTTTCCAGTATAATGATCGTTGATGAAGCTTTCGCATCCAAGGGTCTGAACAGTCCTTCCAGACTTTCTGAAATCAATCCCGAGAGCATACCCGGACAACGAGATGAGGGAGGACGCCACCGGCACATCCTCACCAATCATTGCTGCTATGCTCTCCAGGAGAACGAGACCCTGCGACACGTCCTCTGTGATATACCTCGACCTTATTGAGGTCGGGCTTATGGCCCTGTCCTCTGATTCTGCGTATCTGCGAAAACTCTCAACCTTGTCACCAGAGAACCCGGCTGCCGTGAAAATATCCACTGGATCGCAGTGGAGTTTTTTGAGCACTTTTTTCTTCTCATCGTCAAGCTCCAGCATTATTCTCATGATAGCTTCGTTCTTTCTTGAATAGGCTTCCCTATACATGCAGAAATTGCCTTCCGAGAACTCTATTCTCGGGATGCTCATCACGGAACCCACTGTGTGAAGCACCATATTGGGGTTAAGAAGAGCCGACTCCAATGGGTTATACACGTTTGCGAACCCTTGATTAAGGCCGCATATAGCGGTCATGCACTCATCTTCCCTTTCTTCTTGGAACACCGACAGCGGAGACTGCGACAATCTACATCCGACCTTGAACACGACCTTGTCACCTTCCGTCTCGACCCTTCCCTCCAAGTAAGGGCCAGTGGTCTCCGCTATTATCGGTAAGGAATCGCAGAGCCTGAGGAAGTATAACGAACTCAGGTAACTGCACACGACTATGACTATTTGCCTTTCGTTGAGATACTGACTTATAGTCTTAATCAGGTTCTCATGATATGTGCTTTGGATTGTGACTATGACGATGTCGGCATCCGAGATTTTGCTCAGATCATCCGATACTTCACGAATGGCAGATTTTCTCAATTGACCCGCCTCTCTAAACCATACGCTATTGCCATTGTTGCGTATCTTGTCAAAAATCAGGCTGGGAATCTTGGAGCTTTTCAGGAGAATAACATCTTTGCCTTTCAGCGACAGGTCAGCGGCGGTGGACACACCGACGTTACCGCATCCCAATATGGCAACCTTGTCACTCACTGTCAGAATAGAAATTGGGCGCGGCTCCGGACTCGAACCAGAATCTCCGTTCAGGAAGAACGGCGCGCTACCATTGCGCCAACCACGATTTTAAATCAGAAAAGAACCTCAAAGCGGCTCTTTTCTTTTGCAAAGATAGTAAAAACGGTGCGAAATGCAACGTTTTTTGTCGAAAATACCGAAATTCTTGCCCTTGCTTTTTCGTGGCCACATAATCATATTTTTTCAACTACCTCCTTGAGGACATTTGCGAACCTGCTGTCATGCCTGGCCATCGATTCCAACCAAAACCCGATATCTTTCGCGGAGCAGTGTCCGGTGACTGCCGCATCATCGCCTTTGCCGTGAAAGAACAGGCACGGCACCCCTTCCTCGGCTAAGTCCAAGGATAGATCATCAACCATTTTCCTTATGTTTCGCATTGTACATTCTGTAATAACTCAAATATCAGTTCTTTAACCGTCATAGCCTACTTCATCGTGTTGATAGCCTCGTTGAGAAAGGAAGCGAAAGTATTGACGAAAGACTCGTCATCATTCAGGTCATCCTTTAGCATCGTGTTCAGTATGGCGTGGACAAGCTCGTGAAGGAAGGTCTGCTGCTGAAATGACTGCGGCACGCCCCGGACCCTGCATGTCTGGGCTATTTGAATAACCTTCCGGACAGGATCGTATTGCCCAAAATCTTGTTCATACCCTACCGCCTGCTGAATCTCGACAACGTGCTCCACACCGCCGAGTGTGAATGCTTTTGGTATATTGAAATCCATACTCAAATTGTTTTATTCATTGCCTCGCTCACCGAATATCCCTTCTCGATGCGCCTTTTGATTTTCCTGCGTTCCTTCCTCGTGAAGAACATTCTGGCTTCACCGAATGTTACCGGATTCCCGTCACCGTCATATTTGAACGGGATTTTCTTGAACTCTTCGTTTGTCATGTTATTCCTTGTTTAATTCGTCAACGGACTGCCAGGTCATCCAGACAATGGCCGGGACACCGAACAGCGTTTCAAGTTTCTTGGCGATTTTCGTATTGACCTTGCCCTTCCCTTTGATTATGTCGTTCAGCCAAGGAGGGGCAACGCCGATTTTCTCGGCGGCCTCTTTCTGTGATATTCCGGAGAAGAATATCAGCTTCATCAGAAACTCACCAACTGTCATTGCCCGTCCTCCTCGTCCAGGTCGCACTCGACCTCGACATCATCGTTGCCGTAATACACGACGCCCCTCAGATGCTCGCAGCCCACACAGTTGTATGGGCACTCGCCGGGAGCGTCAAGCGGAATCAACTCCACTAATTTTGAACGTCTCATAGCCGCCTATTCAAACACAGCGGTGATGAACCTGTCCGCCATCTGCTCTATCTCCTCATCCGTTGGCTTCGGGAATTTAACGTCTTCTTTCATAAATTTGTTAAACATCCCGAGCACACCGTCAGGCACACTCACGCTCTTGATTCCGGACACGAGGGCTTCTTTCAACATGCCGTTATCCTTGAAATGTCTCAGCAGTTCTGTCAGGCTTGTTATGATGTACCTGTCGCAGAACGGACTTTTCTTTGCCTCGCAGACTTTAAGCGCAATCGAAACGAGGGCTTTTTGTAATTTCTCTTCCATAATATTTTAGATTTTAAGGTTGTCCGCCAATTCAGATAACCCACATAACCGCAGCGAGTGCTGCAACTCGTGGACGTAGGATATTTTCATTCCCAAAATGCGCGGTTCCTGCGAATGAGACATCGTGGACTTCCGCTCATAGACGCAAAGTGTCGCTTGATCCATGATGAACTCAATGTACACGGCATGAAGGTGGGCGCTTTTCGAGAAAGTGTTGGCCCAGGTGTACCTGATTCCGTCATACTTCCAGCCGTCCGGCCCGTCCAGATTCGCATCCATTATCTCTTTTGTCAGAGGGATAGACTCCACTTCATCTTTTTTTCTGTGATAGGATTCTCCCGCTAATTTGGTCGTTATATTATAATGATCCGGCGAGGCAACAGAAATGTTCTGTATTCCCACCACTTTTTCATGGCGCGATATTTTCACCCAGTCGCCGATTTGTAGTTCAGAAACTTTCATGTTTATTCCTCCCAGGTTATTTTGCAGGTGGCAACATAGTCTTTATCCTCAGATGCCATCTTTGCCTTCTCTTCAGATTCGATAGGATAAACAGTACCGATAGCTACTCTACCATCTTCGTCTTTGTACAGATTCAGCCAACCCTCTTTCTTTTCTGGAGCAAAGAAAAGATCAAGATGCGTATCTTCTATTATGTGATGTTTTCCATCATCTGTATAAGAATAGCAACATTCACAAATAGGATTCATTTTACAAATGGCAACAACCGTGTATGTTCCTATCATATCGGTACAGACAATTCTCACACTCCTGCCGTCACGAGTAATCACTTTACGGTTTGGATTCTTCTTATATTCTTCTATATTAAACTGCTTCATATTATTTGTTTTTTTTATTTCAAATCCACGACCGCCCTGCTGACAGAAAGATAATGCTTGCTTGCGACGCCACAACTACCGGTGCTAAAGTGGACGAACCGCACGTAAAGTGGATTATAATCCAATGAAGAACCAAACCAAGTATCAAGCATATCACCATTATGTTCTTTTAATATTTTATTAATCTCATCTTTCTGGAGATACATCTGCAATAACTCGTCTCTTGTTGCAATTTGAACTTCATTGGTTTTTGCGTATTTCATATAATCGTAATATGACATTGCAGGAACATTATCCTTAAGCAATACCTTGTCAATTAGGGGAATATATACCCCCTGTTGTTCTTCAACCCAATAAGGTTGAATTAGCTCTTTTAGTTTATCGTTCATAATGATTTTTATTTCTTATTTTATTGCTGCACTTTGAATTGTTCGTATCCTTCGAGAAATAGTGCACGGGCTACATCTTTTTTCCATTCCTCAAAATTTCCATATTTTTCTCCGTTACTCGAATAGTGATACCTGTATTTTGATCCACAACCAGGACATTCAAAACACAGAAAATACCCATTTTCAGTAACACAATATCCCACAATACCTTCTCGATATGCTGATCGATGTGTAAAATGGTAGTTACAGTTATCACATGCACATGACTTATTGTACCTATATTCCTCGTAGTTGAGGATTTCCGGTAAATTCCATTCTCCTTTACCAAATTCGTGTCTGAAAATCATCTTCTTGAGCTAAATTAGTTCTTCATTGCTTTTCTGAATCTAATCTCAAAGTCATCAAACCAAGATATTCCTATCTCTTCCTTTTGATGCTTGAACCACTCGACGGCTTTTTCTATCAATTCGGATTGCATCCACTGTGCGCCGTCAATAAAAGCATCTTCGAGGTCGCCTTCATCGACATCTCGATAGACTCCGAAGTATATTGACCTTTCATTCCTGTAATCTTTTGCTTTTGCGCTGACTTTCATAACTATTCTATTTATTCGTGATTCTCTCCAGATACTTTTCGTTCCCGTAGATCACATCCGACACCTTAAGCTGGAAGCGGTTGTAGGAGTCGATATACATAAGCTGCCTCCTGAGATACTTTGTGGCGCATCTGTAAGCCTCCTTGTAAGCCTTTGTTACGGCTCTCGCCTTGGCTATTTTCCTGCCTATAGACTCGTCATAGGTGTCTTCCGGATTACACTTAGCCCTGCCTATGGCATAATACTCGTGATACCAACTTGGGGTTATCTGCGTGCGTATGCGCATACGGCATTCAGTCGTATTGCCCGTGACAGAATAGTCCTCTTCTACAATTCTGACCTTGATTGATTGGTTTGTCTTTCTCATCTTAAAATTTAGTTAAATTGTAATCCTTAATCTTTCAAAACATAAACTCCGGCCCGAACAGGAAGAAGCGGATCCCCCTGCCCTGATAGAATCTCAATATCCGGGCGAGGATGCTGAACGGCGGGTTGTCAACCACGACATCATCCTCCTTGTAGTCATAGGCCTCATAGTCGCCGCCCGGGCAGAATGGCCGAACGATGTTACAGCCTTCGATGTCCACCTTCTCCCTCAACCATCCGAGGACGGCCTCATACACCTCAACGGGCGTGTAGCAGTCATCCGTGGTCAGTTTCGCCTTGAACTTCTCCACGAACTCGCCGTAATCATCCTTGCCGACCTGCCCTTGAACATACTTGGCCCTCGGCCTGACCTCCTCGCCGAAGAGATCCAGTTGCTTTATCTCATCAGCCATAAGCCTACCTCTTTTTTGCAAACAAACCCTTGGACCCCATCTTCCCGAACATCCAGTCATCCCCGACCGGGTCCGACTGCGCCCCGGTCTTCTCCGCCTTCGGCCTCCTACCCGCAGACGGCACCGGCTTGGCGCATCCGCAGCTCTTGGTCAGGCCGCCCCTTAGGCTCTGGGCGTAAACAACCCTTTCGGTCCCGCAGTCGCAGCGGCAAAGGCACGCCGTTCTCCTGTGCCCGTCCGTTGATGTTCTGGCCGTCATCCCCAGCACCGTCCATTTCCCGAACCTCTGTCCGGTCATGTCTCCGTATCCTTTCGCTCCGCCCATCCTACCGCATCTTGAAAAACCTGATGAGAGCCTCCGCGTCGAACCCCGGCACGGCCTTGAAGTTGGCCACCGCCCTGTGGATCCTCGCCCTCTTTTCCATGCCGTCCGGAGATCCGTCAACCCTCGAATAGTACAGTATCAGCAGCCGCACGATGTCGTCGGCGTAGGACTGCAACGCCTCCGTGCGCTCCGCCATGCCCTTAGGCACGCGGCACATGGCGTAGTCGAACGTCTCGTCAAAGGCTACCTCCAAACCCTTCAGAAGGCCGTTGATTGACTTCTTGGCTTCGTTGAAGGCTTGCTTCTTGCGCTGCACGAGGCAGTTCCTCGCGCCTATCGCGTCGAGGGCCCTCGCCATGCGCGCCCCCATCGTCTGGATGCCCCAGACCATCTCCAGCAGCACGCCCAGCGCGGCGTATCCCTCCGCGCTCAGGTCGGTGCCTGAATCGTTTATCAGAATATTCCCTCTCATACCGTTTTCTCCCTGAAATCAAAATAATGTCCCTTGTCAGGGTTCCTTCCCTTCTTTTCAAGCACCGGGCAGCGTCTGGTGCCGTCGTCGTAATAAGCCACAAGATTCCTCGCGTCAACCTCGTAGCCGCGGCTGCGGAGATACCAGACGCTGTGATAAAACCTGTGCCCTCTGTTCAGGACTCTCAGCCTTGTGCGCTGCGGCACTCCGAACACGCGGCGCGCCCTCTCCTCCCTCAACGTCTGCCTCCTGCTCTCGGCGGACTTCTCCACCCGCTGCCGTTCCTTCCGTGCACCAAGCCGTTGCAGCGAAGTCACGCCCGCCTTGAAGCGGTTCTCCTCTGAGCCGGGGATTATGTATCCCTTCGGCGGGAACGTGCCGTTGATGATGTGTGACTCCCTCGCCTTGTCAGCCGCGTTCCGCTGACACTTGCGCATGAACTGCTTTGTCTTTACCAGCCCCAACGCCCTCGCAGTCCTGTGGAGTGTGGAGAAACTGATTTCCAGCTTCTCCATTATTACGTCGTTCGGCGTGTTCTTGAACATCTTCCGGAGCCGCTCAACCTTGGCGGCGTTCTCAGGTCTCTCGTGCCACATCATGTCCTGTCACTTTTCACGGCCTGCATCCTCACCTCCCACCTCGTGTCCAGCGTGGCGAGCAGCTCGGCTCTTTTTTTTCTCGCGGCCTCCTCAGTGTCGAACCACCACTCGTCATGGCGGTTGAAGTAGTCCGAGGAGACCATGTAGCGTGTCGTTATCATGTTTTCTTGTTTGTTTTACGGGCGGTAGCGTTCCAGCGACCGCCCGGGATTAAAATCTAAGCCACGCGTCGGCGGCGGTGTCCAAAAGCACGAGGGGAACCGCAACGAAACTGTTGTCCAGGATGCAGCTGTACGCGCAACCGATGTTGCCGTACGCGATCCACCCGTTGCACTGGTTGAACCGGGAGCAACTCCAGACGTTGGAGCTAAAATCCTCCAGAAGATCCGCCCCGTCTATCTCTCTCGCTAACTTGTCGATCTCGCCCTCCTGCTCCGTTATCTCCATCGCCGCCAGCAGGGTCGGCAGTCCGAATCTGCCGAACCTTTCGGAGGTGAATTTTGTGACAAACCTCGCCGCCTGGCTTCCCGCCTCGAGAAGCGCGGCGGTGGCCGCCTGGTTGTTCCTCAACCTCAGCGCGGCGGTCTCTGAAGTTTTCGCGTCATGCCACCTATGCCCGTCCTCTTGATCCAGCAACACCTCGTTGCTGTACTTCGGGTAAATGAGAGCCTTCTGGCCGTTCAGGAGGTCGATCTCGACTCCTTCGACGCATTCGAGTCTGTTCTGACCTTCAAGACCTTCTTTGTAGATAATCCTTGCCATAATCAAAAAATCTTTCTGTAATTCATGAAGCCGCGCCTCATGCTCCAGCCCGTATTCCTTGGCTACCCGCCTGATGACATCACCGCCGTAGTCGCCCACGGTCTCCGTGAGGAATGTCCGCAGGGTGATGCTGTCCGTCGGCTTGTAGCCATGTTCCTCGCACCATTGTAGCCTTCCTAACTCGCAGGAGCCGGTGAGGACGTGGTGCCACTCGAACAGGTCGCCGTACGGCTCGTCAAGTGACGGGTGGGTCTTATCGAACTCCGCTATCCTCTCGTCCAACGGCCTGTTCTCCATCCACTTGGCCTCGACCGCCTCGACCGCCTCGTGCAGCGTGTCACCGTGGGCGAAGAAGTTGCCTCGCTTGGCTATCCAGCAGTCATTCAGTGTCATGTCACTGCACAGAACCGCGCCCTTGGCGACATTGCCACGCACGGCATAGATAAGTGTCAACACTTTGTCGATGTAATAGACCTTGTGACCGGAGAACTCCTTGACGCCATAGCCATCGTCATCGCCATAGCCAGAGCCAGAGCCAGAGCCATGGCCATTGCCATCGCCATAGCCAGAGCCAGAGCCACTGCAATCGCCATCGCCATAGCCAGAGCCACTGCAATCGCCATCGCCATAGCCAGAGCCATCGCCATAGCCATCGCCATGGCCAGAGCCATCGCCATCGCCATAGCCATAGCCATGGCCATAGCCTACTGCCAAAAAACGATCAATATCCTTCTCTATTGCTTCCATTCCTTCTTCGCTTCAAGATTCCTTACAGCCTTGTCAGAGCAAGGAATGATCTGACAAGCGTTGGCGACTACCAGCTCAGGCACGGCCACCGTGATCTTGCTTCTGTCGTTGCAGCCTTCCTGCGAAAGCTGCTCCACGGCTGCCGCACCGTCCCAGTACCACACCTTGCGGGCGTTGGCAAGACGGACGTTCAGCCCGTTGGCGTCGCTTGTCATTTCCTTGACCTCGCCGAAGAAGACTCCGGCGCCATAGCAGCGAACTATGCACTTTTTTCCGATGTAATTTTCCATCATTTTTTGATCATTAAAAGTTAAACAATCAGTAATAAACTTGGCCCGGAGCGCGGAGTCGAACCGCCTTTGTGTCAAAATCATCAATTTGTTTTTTTAGTATCGCTACGTATTCCCGCGTCACCGTGGACGCTTTCTCTCCGGGCTTTTCGCGATTCGCACCGCTACTTGGGTTGGAAGGTAACTCCTGGGCTACCTTGTCCTCGCTTGCGAGGCTTTTCTACCACGCACGACTATTTTCGTTGCGTATGATGACGCGTAAGCACCTGCCAGTATCAGCCAATATGCGTACATCGTCATATAGTCTGTAATTCACGAGGATGGTCTGAGCCTCGCAAATTGCCGCATAAAGGCTTGGGAACGCGCTCACGAAGAGCGTCTTGGACGCTTTTGTATTTTTCATATCCGGCTGTCAAGTAGTTGTATATTCGTCGCCACGATCTCGGTTGTGTACCGCTTGATTCCGGACTGGTCTATCCAGTTCCTTGTGCGGAGCTTACCCTCCACAGCCACCAGAGATCCCTTCCTGATGTATTTTGCCGAGACATCCGCCAGGCTTCCGAGGGCTACTATGTTATGCCACTCCGTCACATCCACAGGCTGTCCTGCGCTGTCCTTTCTCCTCTCGTTAGTGGCGACCGAGAACTGAGCCGCCCTCCTGTTATCCCCAATATCGCTTACCTTGGGGTCATTCCCGACATTGCCGAGAATGAAAGCATGATTCACACTTGCCATAACTATTCCTTCTCCTTGTCGTTGAACATATACTTCACCGCCTGTTCGGCCTTTCCCGCCGCCCAGACCACAAACTTCTTGTCGTCGCGCAACTTTTTCAGCCAACTTTGGATATAACCAACTGAGTTTGTGAAAGCCTTGTCGCAGTCAATGCCGAGGCGTTTCAGCGACATCGCAGCCCCCATCTCAGCCACAAGCTCCTCCTTCGAGTACTCATGGCTTCCGAAGAAAGAGAATCCTTCAGGCTGCTTCCTGTCGCACCTTTCCTTCGTCATTGTGGAGTGCGTCAACTCATGGAACAGCGTGGAGTAGAACTCCTCCTTCACATCATACTGATCCAGTTCCGGAACCGTCACCGAATCATCCGACGGTGAATAGAACGCCTTGTTGCTGCTGGTGACGATCAGTCGCAGCGGGGCGTTCCTGCTGACGTATTCGTCAGCTGCGCTGTCCGCCTCCGCTATCGGATCGTGATGCCTTTCATCTTGCTGCTTCAATTTGCTTTCTATTCCCTCAGTGTCCTTGATGTGGAACACATGGTAATACCGGAGCATCGGAATGATCCGCTGATGCTCGTCCGTCTTGCCGTCAGATGAAACAGAATCACCTGTATCTTTGGATTTCAGAACCAAAGGCTTGTAGAACACGACAAGCCGAGACTTAGCGCCTTTCTTGATATTCCCTCCAAGAGCCTTGACCTGATTGAACGTAAGATACTCTCCGGACTCACCGAGAAGCATCTGGTTAAGGAATGAGTACGGCCTTCCTGTGGTGTACGACACGGCTCCGTTGAAGCCGCCGCTCCAAGGCATACGCCAAGGGATGACACCCTGCTCCAGTTGGGAGACTATCCTGTCTGTGACTATCTGATAGACATCATTTGCCATAGCACTTCCCTCCAAGATTAGTTAGCGTTGGCAGGAACAAGTTCGGTGTGATGGAGATTGCCCCAGCCGTCGGACTTTCTCGCTGTGGACATGTACTCCTCCTCGACCCAGGACTCAGTGGAGTAGTCTCCTGACCAGACAACCATCGGAACGTCCAGCTTGATGCGGACCCCGATCGTGTATTTATTTTCTACGATTGCTACAACGGTTCCTGTGACTTCGGAATTTTGCCAGTAGCCTTTGACCCTTCGCCCAATAAGGGCTTCGTTGACTTCGCTTGTCTTCATAACTCACTTACTTTTAGTTGTTTTTTGGTATCGTAAAGTTAGTGATAATTTGGGAATTTACCAAAATTAATTCGCTTATTTTCACGAAATTACATAAGTTTTTTTAGCCGTCAAGGTAATCGCGGACGACCCTGATGAACTCCTCCAGCGACCGGCACACGCAATATCTGTTTCCGGCCTTGATTGCAGCCTTCTCCCACTCCACCTGACGCTCGCTCTGCTTGGATGACTTGGCCGGGGTTTTCATCTCAACAGCAAGACATCCGTAACCATTCCTCGGAACAAGAAGCAAGAGATCGGCCACGCCAGGGACAAGACCCTCAGCTTTCAATCTTGCTCCTCCAGGGCTAACCACTCTCGTTCCGAAAGAGGTTCTGACCACCTTCGTGTTCCTCGCTCCCTCGTTGGCCGGATGGATCAGGACGCTTGCGTACTGGGGATACTGAAGTCTGAACCACTTGACGCACGACTGGGTGATTCTGGACTCAGACTGTTTTACTACATCTGAAATACCGCCCTCGTTGATTCTCTTCAAAGGCTTCTTTCCCGCAAGGAAACGTTCCATAACTTTGGTCGGATCTGACTTTCTCATAACACTCTCTCGAATTTGTCTCCATTGGCCATAACCCTCGCGAACACATCGACTAACCTCTCACCCTCCTTGGCGTAACCTTTCGACACAAGCCAGGATGTGCGCACCTTGCCGAAATCAGCCAGAGAGGCCGGAGCGCCGGACTTGCGACCCATAATCTCGCCTACGGACTTAATGCCTGGAGCGACATCCGGATTCGGAAGCGTGTCACAACTGAGAGATTCACGATAGGACTTGTATTCCTCATACGCCTCTTTGACGATGCGCCTGTAATCATCATCCGTCCACTCGTGTCTCGGCAACGCCTTGGGAACAGGCCTGCGGCTGTCAAGATACTCCCGTCTCGCCTCCCTGTACTCGAAATGTGTGATATAGCCCTCGATCCACCTAAGAAGACTCTTGCAGGTTATCACGATGTCCTTGTCAGTCCCAAGGCGACCTTTCAGACCCTCGGAGAATATATAACTTATCTCGATGTCGTGAAGTCTTGAATACTTCGCATCCGAAAGGATGTCCTTGTACAGCGCCGTGGCGCAGAACCTGACCTCCTCGTTGAACTTGTCCTGCTGGACCTGTCTGTGAAGTCCGTTGATGATATAAACCTCCGCGATCTTGTTGTTCAGGAAGGTCAGCGCGGCTGCCTCGCTCATTTCGGAGATCAACATACCTTCCTCCATAGCCTTAATGATCGATTTTTTGTCCATAACCTTATCCTCCCAAAAGCTTTGTCATATCTATCTGCTCGAAACCGCTTCCCGGAGTCGGAATGTAAGCGGCTCTGATTGCCTCAGAAATTGAGCAACCTTTTTCACGCCCGCTGCCGTTGCGCCCGTACCTCTCCTCGTTGCGTTTCCAAGTCGCAAGCCGTCCGCCGATACTGAACGTGCCGCCTTTCGTCTTCGCGATCTCCCACCGCATCTTAGTGCCACCGTCGTTGCTCTCGCTCCAGTAGTCGTAGAAATCCCTAAGCATCTCCCTGTCGTATTTCCCGACATACTGCCGCAGGGAATCATAGAACTCCTGCTTGCGCTCTTCCAGAGGCTTTGAGGTTTGGGATTTCACGGCGATTTCTGCTCCGTTTTCTTTTTCTTTCTTACCCCCTATGATAATAGGGGGTTCTTTCTTTTTCTCTGATAGAGTAATATTCTCTGGATTTTCTTTATTTTCTTTGCTTACTTTCTTTTTTTCTTTTGACTGACTTTTCGGCTTTTCCTCCGAGGAAATCGGCTTTTCCTCCGAGGAAATCGGCTTTTCCTCCGAGGAAATCGGCTTTTCCTCCGAGGAAATCAGACAGTACTCATCCATAGCACAGATCCGCTTCGTGGTCCGGCTTATCTTGCTGTACCTGTCCTGGATCCACTCTGATGTCAGAACTCCCTTGTCGAACATCTCCTTGTCCAGCAAACCCACATTAACGCAGCACCGAATGACCTCCCCGATATATGCCTCATCATACCCGGTCTTGTCCGAGAACATGAGAGACAACTCATCGTCCCACTTGATGTAATACCCAGACTTGTAGATAGTACATAGCAGGAGAGTATAGACAGAGATGGCCTTGGCACCTTGATGTTTTATCAGCTTTCTTGTTCTGATGTCGTCAAAGAAGTCGATGTCGAAAGCGAAGTAATCGAGTCCTTTTTTCCTTGCCCTTCCCATAGGTCACAACGCTTTCTTGTCTGTGTTTTTTTGCCCCATAACTTACTTTTTTTGTTGGCCTTAATTCCAGTGTAAAATTACAAAATAAATGGCTTATAGCCAAGGATTTACGTCATAATTTTCACCTGTTGCCGTAAGGGGTGTTGACAAGCCTCATATTCTCCTTGGCGAAGGACACCTGGGTTCTGATATTGTCCCCCTGATGAACGCACGCCCTGTTGATCCTTTCTATCCAGTTCACAAAGTAATTCTCCTCCTTGCAGTGGGAGGCGATGAACCTCGCTCCTATCGTGGCTGGCATCGAAAGGATCTCGCCGGAGAATTCCTGAAACACCCTCGCCGTGGCGTTGTCCTGGTCGGACTTGGCCACAGCCAGAAGATACCCCGTCCTCGCCATATACACGTTGAGCATCCCCAGGCGCTCTATGAGTTCGTTCGGGTCTTCGGACGTGGCTGTCTCCAGAAATTCCTGAATGCCACGGAGTTCCTCGGCAACGCTTTCGTTGATGTGCTCCTCTACCATAACTCTCTGTTGAATGGAATGTCAAGCCCTTTCCCGGCCACGATGACAAGTTTCCCCGTGGCCTTCTCGACCTCTCTCCTGAAAAGGTCCGGGTCTGAGTTGTGCCCGGAAAGGTGCAGTAATACGATGTTAGCGACTTGCGATAGGTCTGACGCCTCCAGTGTGGAGATGGTGGTGTCCAAGGACATATGCGACCGCAGAACCCTGTCCCTGACGAAAGGAGGGATGACGCCCTCCTCCACGTTCCTGTCGATGATGCCCTTGTCATAGTTGCACTCCAGCATTATCTGGTTGAGCCCGGCGAACCTGTACCTGAGATAGTACGTGTCCGTGGCGAACAGGCAGACGCCAGTCTCATCGTGCGAGACCAGGTATCCGAACGGCTCGGCCGCGTCGTGCTCCACGTCGAACGGAAGGATCGAGAATCCTCCGGCCCTGAACAGTTCCCTGCATCTTACGGCTTTGGCCAGCCGCTCGTTCACGCCCTTCTTAACGTTATCAAGCGTTCCACAAGAGGCGTACACCGGAACGGAAGCGTCAAGGTACTGCTTAACGTATTTCGCGTGGTCTCCGTGCTCGTGCGACACTATCGCCCCGACTATCGCCCCCCTCTTGAATCCGAGAGCCCCGAGGCACTGGATGTACGGAACTCCGCACTCAATGACCAGAGCCTCGCTCTCGTTATAGAGGATATAACCGTTGGCGTCACTGCCGCTGTTCAACACCCTCAGCCTCATCACCCGCGCATAAAGTCAGGGAAATCGTCCGACGGCTGGAGCGGCTGCTCCTGCGCCGGGGCAGACGGCTTCTCCGGCTCTGGGCTTGGAGCCGCCATAGAGATCGTCTCCTTGTTGGCGTTATCCCTGATGACCTGACGGTAGTCCGTGGTGATCTGGTTGTCGATGTCCTCGGCCTCCTCGGCTGTCATCAGCCCCATCGAGATCTCCGGGCAATAGACCCTCTGCCAGAAGGCCGCCGCCCTGTACCTCAGCATCTGGCTCGGCATCGTCTTCCATTTGCTTCCGGGCTTGTCGAACCAGCCCTCCTTCTTGGCCATCTCCATCGACACCCAGTCGCCGTAAAGCGGCTCCTTGTGTTCTTTGTCCGAAGCCTCGTAGGCGTAGCACCTGCATCCGTAGCTGTCGCTTCCCTCCGTGCCCCGGAACTCGTACCGCAGCGGGGAGTACCGCCCGCTGGCGTTGATGGTTGCGATGAGGAACTTCGACGAGAACGCAGGGTTGCCGTGGACGATGTAGAGGTTCTGCATGATCATCAGCGGATTCGCGTTCATCCTCATCGCCATATCGATGGCTATGACGCAGTTCCCGATGTTGCCCTTGTAGGTGTCAGGGACGATAGTGCTCTGCACGTACATCTGCCCCATCCTCTGCTGTACCTCGAACTGCTTCACCTGCTGTCCGATCGGCGTGAGCGCGAACTGAGCCGCGCTTCTGGCCTGAATCATCTGGAGCTCGTTCGGCTCCACCGGGGTCGGCGTAATAACGCCAGTCTTCCAGTTCTGTGCTTGTGTCTTTTCCATAATTACTTACTTTTTTTTAGTTTTCTGGCGGGCGGTTGCCGTCTATTAATTCAATCATAATTTCCGTATTCTAAAGTCTTTATGCCACTCTTAGCGGCTGATTTTCCGACACCTGAAGGGTGATGAGCTGAGCGTCGGTGTCTATCAGACTTGTGACCGACTCCTTGCCGTCTATCCAGAGCGGAACGGACAGACCCAGCCAAGCGGACAGGGCGTTGATGATGTCGATTCCGGCGTTTATCCTTCCCGCCTGGTTGACATTCCTCGATACAGGAACACCGTCCACAAGGCACTCGCATATCTCCTTCTCGCCGTCGTTCGTGAGGTTCGGCTCGTACATCTTCCACCTAACATATTTGAACCTGCTCGACACCATATCCTCGACTATGTTTATTCTCGCCTTGGCGTACCTCTGTATATCGTAGAGAACACCGTCGAGTTCCGCTATCTCGTCGGACAGCCTCGCATCCTCCTCCTCCAGCTCAGCCCTTCTTTTGGCCACCTTGGCGATGTTGTCCTCCTTGGCCAGTTCCCGAAGCAGCGACTCGACCTCCGCCGAAAGACGTTCCTTCCTGTTCCTCAACTCAATCTCGTCCTGTCCCTCCGTCGGGGTCGCCTCCGCTATCGCCTGACGGATCTCCGACTTGCGCCGAACGAGGTTGCCGTACTCGATGCTCGCCTCCGCCGCCTGCTCCACCGTAGGGATGGAGTTGGCCTTGGCCACGGCATCCGAAAGGACTTTTCTCGCATCCGTCAGATCGGACTCCATCGCGGCTATCTCCGAGTTCTTCGCCTCAATCTGGGATTTCACAGAGGTGAGCTGTGACTGGATCTCGTTCCCGTTGGCCACGATGGCCTTCATCACCTCCGTCTTGCTCTCGTTGAACGCCTTGACAAGCTCGTTTCGCATTGACGTGATCTCCTCTTCCGAGAATGGTCTGTGACAGGTCGGGCACTCGCTCGCCGCTTCCTCTCTGAACGTCTCTGCGTTCTTTGTCTTCCACTGCTCCCTGGCCGCCTGCAGCCTCCCTTCAAGGTTGATTTTCTGGCTTCCCAGCATCGTTGCCTCGTTCTTGGCTATCCTTATCTTCGATTCTATCTCTGAGACCCTGCTGCAAGCCTTGTTCTTTTCCGACATCGCATCAAGTTCGACCTTGCCCCTCTGCTTCCTGATGCTTGACAGGAGTTCATCTATCTGGGCGTCCACGTCTTTCGCCTGCGCTGTCAGCCCGGCCACCGTCGAGAACGCCCCGTTCCTGCCGTCAGCCTTCCTCTGCAAGGTTGCGTCGATGCCCTCGATCTCTCCCTTCCTCGCCGCTATCTCGTTTCTGATGGCGTCGAAGTCGATGCCTTCCGGCAGGTCGCGCTCGTTCTCTGTTATCTTCACCGGAATCTTGTCCTTGGCATCTTTAAGTCCCTGCAACTTGAATGCGACCGTCTTCCTGATCGAATCAACGTCCTCGACTTTTTGCCAATATTTCCAAAGTCGAGGATAACCCTTCTCGTTCATAATGTCCGGGATCGTCCCCGCCATCTCGATGAGTTTCGCCCTCTTGACTTTGGTGTCCAGCCTCTCGAAGGCATAGACCGAGGAGATCAGAGTGAAGTTGTCGGTCCCGCAGAGCATCTTGGCTATCGCCTCCGAATACTCTCCGGCCTTCATCGGAACGTTGTCGATGAAATACCCGCTTGTGTTGCCGCAGAGGACATCCTCCTTTGTCCCTCTCTTCCTTGTCCAATTCTGCTCGAACGTCCTTTTCAGTTCGTGCTCCTCACCGTCGAACGTCATCACGCAGGAGACCGCCGTGTTCAGGTGGTCAATCGTCCTGCTGTCACCGTCAAGCGGCTGGACGCAGAAGGCGCTTCTGCCGTTGGAGTCCGCCCCCGTGAGCAGCCACAGGTAGGCGTCGTGCAAGGTGGTCTTGCCCGTGCCGTTCGCCCCGACGACGCTTGTGCGCTCCGGGTCGAAATCAATGTCGAAAAGCCTCAATCCCTTGAAGTTCTCGATGTGCATTCTCTTGATTCTTACTTGTCTCATAACTTATAGATATATAAATGCATTATACTTTGTGCAGATGGCTCTTGTACTTGTTGTTCTGCCTCGTGTACTTAGCCTCCTCCTTCAGTTCCTTGAAGTCGAGCAGCAGGGCTGTTGACCCTCTGACGAGGAACCTCTTCTCGGTGCTGTTCGGGTGCGGCTCTATGAGCCCAAGCTTGATATACTCCCTAACAGCGTATTTAGACACTCCGTGCATTGCCGCCACAGCGTCCACGTCAACGGCCCAGTTATAGAATCTGTCGGCGTTGACCTTGCAGGTCTCCAGTTCGGAGCACCGTTTCTCCAGCCGTCTGTACCCGTCAACAAGGCACATGAAATCGGCCAACATCTTGTCAGCGTCCATGGGTAACCTGCTTTTCAAACAAATCCTCCTCTCTTATCCCGGTGATCTCCGATATGATAGGAACGTTCTCAGGATTGGCCGGGGTAGTCAATCCGTGGACCCAGTTTCGCACCGTGATATAATCCACTCCGCATCTTGATGCGATTTCCTTGATGAGTTTCGCCCTCGGGGGGACAGGCCTTTTCGGGAGGCTTTCATAATACTCTTTTAGCGTCATAACTATTGTTTCTAATAATAATAATTCATATCTTTACTGTTAAAAGTAATATGGATATGCAAATATAATAATTATAACTGAAAATATCAAGAAAAATGACTAATAATACTTAAAAAAATTCCCGCTTGCGAAATTTCAGGAAAGCGAATAAATTAAGCCAGGAGGATGTTGCGATCTTTTTGGGCGTAAAACAAGGGTACATATCTCAAGTGGAAAAAAAAGGCGTAGAGCCAAGAGAACTTATGATTAAACTAATTAACAACGACAAGGGGTGGGACGTGTCAGAATTGGAAAACAGTTCAAACATCCAAGTGAACACTAATGGAGACAATAAAATATTTTACGAAACAGAAGCAGATAAGGAAAAAGACATACGTATAGCGGAACTAACGGCTAAAATCGAAGAAAAGGACAAGATGATATCGATGTTATGGTCAAAGATAGACGAGTACTTAAAAAGATAGCATATGACAGCAATTCTTGTGATAGTCTTGATCCTAGCCTTTGCCATTTTCACCATTTTCATCCTCTGCTATGTTGGAGGTGGCGTTGGCAAGTCTGTGCGTCCATTCCAATATTACAAGGCAAGCACATTCTACGAGAAGCACAAATACGGCATATTTGAATCTAATATCGGCGATGACATAATGGACAGGATAGGCGATGCTATAGTAGATGGCGACGGTAAGCTAAAAGTGTATGACGACGAGATCGAGGAGCTGGGGAAAGCCGCAGAGGAATATAAGGCAAAAGAACAAAGGCTATATGATGCCGCTCGCCTAAACAACGAGGGCATGGCAGCCGAGAGATCCGGTGACATAGAGAACGCTATCTCGATATATGAGCGGAACATCCTGCCGGGCACATATTTCACGCTGCATCCTTACCATAGGCTGTGTGTGCTGTATAGACGGCAAAAAGACTTCGATAATGAGATAAGGGTGATAGAGGCTGCCCTGTCTCGTTTTGACCCGAAAAGTGAGTCAAAGGAAAGGCAATTATTCGCCGAAAGGCTGGAGAAAGCCAGAAAATACAACAAACAATCAAACGAAAAAAGTGAGTCATGAAGACACTGATGGAAAATGTGAGGGGTTTCGGCAAGGCCGTGACCATCAAGGAACTGAACGCGAGCTATATTGATTTCATCCGCTCGATGATGAGGCTGCGCGAGGAAGGCTTCTTCAAAGACATGGATGACTTCATCGAGATGGAGCACAACGTGACAAGGATAGCGAACAACAACATAGTCCGCATTGCGAGGTCGGCTTACGAGTCCTACGTGGCTGACGGACGCGTTGACACAGGTCAGAGGGACGAGGTCAGGAGATGCCTTGACTCCCTCTGGGGTTTCGACCTTGACCATACCATCGAGGAGAGCCTTCTGCAGAACTACTACGACAGGATGACTGGGAGGTTGTAGCCTATGCCCGCCACCGAGATTCCGCAGATTTCGATAGACATCTGCAACCGCTTCTTCGAGGCGGTGGAGATACTGAAACGCGAGAGGCTGATCAGGGGCACCGCCACCTTGGCGCGCCTCTGGGGGACATCCGTGTTCTCGATGAAGTGGTCCAAGAACCACCCGGACGAGAAGCGCATCAAGGTGGAGTATATCTATTACATTGCGAGGGACTTCAACGTCTCCCTTGACTGGCTTTTCTTCGGCAGGGGCGAAATATTCAAAGGAGGAGGCGCGCAATGACAACGTTCATACTTCTGCAGGCAAAAAGGGAGGTATCGCCGTTGGCCATACTCGTCTCGTTCCGCGGGAGGAAATACCGCAGGTCGATAGGGGAGAGCGTCGCCGTAAAGTCCTGGAACAACCGCACGAAGCAGGTGCGGGCGTTGTCCGGTGTATCTGACGAGGCTGCCGCCGTGAACGATCGCCTGAGGCTCTGGAGAAAGGCCGCCGACAATACCGTGGAGCACTTCATGGCGTACAAGGCTGCTCCGACCACAGAGGAGTTCTTCGACTACCTTGACAAGGAACGTTGGGGCGGAAGACGGCTTGACACCGGCTTTCTCGTCCCATATTTCGACACGTTCATAGCGAGATACGAGGGTGTGCGATCCGTGAGCCAGATAAAGCACTACCGGACTTGCCGCAAGACACTGGAGGAATACGAGCGTTACCGCGGCCGCAGGCTTCGCTTCGAGGACATCGACAT